CAGGATAATAGACAATCAAATAACAATGAAATTAAATTAATATGCATTTATTAACTTTAGACAATGTAATTAAAAATCCAAATGAATACCTTGAGCAAATAAAGAACAATGAGTTTAGGGATATTGAGGATGCAGGAGAAAATAAATTTAAGAATATTCAATTCAGAAATCCTGATGACGAGTTTGCAAAGTATATGCTTTCAGCTTTTCCGGGATATGCAGTTAATTGGAACTTTGTTAGAAAGTCACCATTAAATCAAGAAGAACCCAATTTCATACATACAGATGAAATGATGGGAGATATAACTTGTATATTGTACTTGAATAAAGAGAAGCCAAATGAAGATGGCACTACAATATATGATGAAGATAAAAAACCATTGTTTGTGTTATACTCTAAGTTTAATAGAATGATTGCTTTTAGTTCGGAATCTCCACACTCAAGGAATATATTAGAGAACTTTGGAGATGAAGAATCAGCAAGATTAATTCAAGTTATATTCTTAAAACAAATATAATGGACACAAAAGAAATAAAATTAAAAATTATTGCAGCAGGTCACAAGGCGGTTGAGCAGTTAATAAAAGTCGCAGAAGAAAATATTATTAAAAAAGATTCTGATGACGAGTTGGCTGCAGATAGATTAAAGAACGCTGCTATGACAAAAAAGTTAGCAATATTTGATGCCTTTGAGATACTAAATAGAATAGAACTAGAAAGAGAAAGTCTTGAGCATTTAGAAAAGGGAATAAGTAAAACAGATACTAAACAAGGGTTTGCGGAAAGACGTTCAAAATAACTTATATAGTATACAAAAAGATTTTGTATCACCATCTATACTGTCCAATAAAAATAGGGCAAGGTCTTGGATATATGGCTATGATGACAAGTACGACATAGTTGTTATATCTAAAAATGGACAGGTAGGTCAAATAGTAAATATATCAGGGTTAAATATAGGACTCCCTCCTGTTCCCGAGAAGGTATATAAAAGAAGCGATAAAAAATCTGAACAGTATTGGCAGAGAGAAGACTTACCAAGAGAGCTGTCAAAGATACAATCAATTTTTCATTGGAATGAAATGCCATCACAATTTAAAGATAGATTGGTAGATTACATTGAGAATGAATTTGACTATAGAGAGCGTGGCTTTTGGTTTATGAATAATGGAGAGCCAACGTATATTACAGGTTCTCATTATATGTATTTACAATGGGCAAGTATTGATGTTGGATATCCTGACTTTCGAGAAGCAAATAGAATATATTGGATTTATTGGGAAGCGTGTCGTGCTGACAATAGGTCGTTTGGAATGATATACCTAAAGATAAGACGTTCAGGATTTTCTTTTATGGCATCTTCTGAATGTATTAATGTTGGAACTCTTGCAAGAGATTCAAGGGTTGGAATACTATCTAAAACAGGAGCGGATGCTAAGAAAATGTTTACAGACAAAGTTGTTCCAATTAATAGTAGACTTCCATTTTTCTTTAAGCCTATTATGGATGGTATGGACAAACCAAAAACTGAGTTGTCTTTCCGTATACCTGCATCAAAGATTACAAAAAAGAACATGTATAATTCTGAGGAAGATACAATTGAGGGGTTAGATACATCAATAGATTGGAAGAATACAGAAGACAACTCTTATGACGGAGAAAAGCTATTGTTCTTAGCTCATGACGAGAGTGGAAAATGGCTACGACCAAACAACATTAAAGAAAATTGGCGAGTAACTAAAACTTGTCTTAGATTGGGTTCTAAGATTATTGGTAAGTGCATGATGGGTTCAACCTCAAATGCTTTATCAAAAGGTGGTAGTAACTTTAAAGATATCTATGAAGATTCTTCGGTACTACATAGAAATGCAAATGGGCAAACTAAAAGTGGACTATACTCATTGTTTATTCCTATGGAATGGAATATGGAAGGGTTCATTGACTTATATGGTATGCCTGTATTTAATGCTCCTGAAGAACCAATACTAGGAGTAGACAAGACATTAATAAAGAATGGTGCTATTGACTATTGGGAGGCGGAAGTTGATTCGTTAAAGGGTGATGCTGACGCATTAAATGAATTTTACCGTCAGTTTCCAAGAACAGAATCACATGCTTTCAGAGATGAAAGTAAACAATCGATATTTAATCTAACAAAGATATATCAGCAAATTGATTACAATGATTCAACAATAAGAGAACACCATACCACTCGTGGTAGCTTTCATTGGAGAGATGGTATACAAGACTCAAAAGTTATATGGACACCTGATTCAAGGGGTAGATTTTCCGTGAGTTGGATTCCAAATAAATCAATACAGAACAATGTATACAATAGAAATGGAACTTATCATCCCGGCAATGAACATATAGGGTCATTTGGATGTGACTCATATGACATATCTGCTGTAGTAGGTGGTAGAGGTTCAAACGGTTCTTTACATGGCATGACAAAATTCCATATGGATGAAGCTCCTGTAAATGAATTTTTTTTAGAGTATATTGCAAGACCGCAAACTGCGGAGATATTTTTTGAGGAAGTATTAATGGCTTGTATTTTTTATGGTATGCCTATACTAATAGAAAACAATAAGCCAAGGCTACTATATCATTTTAAAAATAGAGGATATAGAGGATTTTGTTTAAATAGACCTGATAAGTTGTATAATAAGTTGTCTAAGACAGAACGTGAACTTGGTGGTATACCAAACTCATCTGAAGATGTAAAGCAATCACACGCGTCTGCTATTGAGTCCTATATAGAGAAATTTATAGGAATGGACTTAGCAGGTAACTACAGAGATTCAGATGAGATAGGCACAATGCCTTTTACAAGAACATTGGAAGATTGGGCTAAATTTGATATAAACGATAGAACTAAGTTTGACGCTTCAATTAGCTCGGGATTAGCTATAATGGCTAATCAAAAACATATATATATACCGGAGAAAAAAGAATCAAAAATTAGCATTAACTTTGCAAGATATAGTAATGATGGAAATATAAGTCAATTAATTGAATGAAAGATACGATAATAGACATAACATCTGCTTCATTCCCAAGTCAGTTAGCAACAGACAGCGAAAAAGCAACAGAAAAATTTGGCCTTCAAGTTGGACAAGCTATTCAATATGAATGGTTTAGAAAGGATGGCGGGTCTTGTAGATTTTATAATCAATGGAGAGATTTCCATAGACTCAGATTGTATGCTCGTGGAGAACAGTCTATTGCAAAATACAAAAATGAATTAGCAATTGATGGTGACTTATCTTACCTAAATTTAGATTGGACACCTGTTCCTATTCTTCCAAAGTTTGTAGATATTGTAGTTAATGGTATGTCAGATAGACTATTTAAAGTTAAGGCATATTCTCAAGACGCAATGTCGCAACAAAAAAGAAGTAGATATCAAGACATGGTTGAAGGTCAAATGTTAGCCAAAGACAATCTTGAAGTAATTCAACAAAAAACAGGAATGAATCCATTTGTTATGAATCCTGAAGAACTTCCAAAAACAGACGAAGAGCTATCATTATTCATGCAAATACATTACAAGCCTGCTATTGAGATTGCTGAAGAAGAAGCTATTAATACAATCTTTGATGAAAACCATTACCAAGACACTAGAAAAAGAATAGACTACGACTTGACGGTAATAGGCATTGGTATAGCAAAACACGAATTTCTTTTAGGTTCAGGTGTAAACGTTTCATATGTAGACCCTGCAAATGTTGTTTATAGTTATACTGAGTCACCAAACTTTGAAGACTGCTTTTATTGGGGAGAGATAAAAACAATGCCTATAAGTGAACTATTAAAAATCAAGCCTACTTTAAAAAAAGAAGAGCTAGAAAAAATATCTAAAAGCAGTCAAGGTTGGTATGACTACTACAATGTATCTCAATTTTATGAGAACAGTTTATTTTACAAAGATACTTGCACACTACTTTACTTTAACTACAAGACAACTAAAAAAATAGTATACAAAAAAAGATTTTTAGAAGGCGGTGGATCAAGAGTTATTGAAAAAGATGACACCTTTAATCCTCCTACTGAAATGATGGAGGAAGGAAATTTTGAAAAAATTGAAAAGACCATTGATGTTTGGTATGACGGTGTAATGGTAATGGGTACAAATATTATCATTAAATGGGAAATGGCCCAAAATATGGTCCGCCCTAAATCATCGTCACAACATGCACTACCAAATTATGTGGCTGTAGCACCTCGTATGTACAAAGGCAACATAGAGTCCTTAGTAAGACGAATGATTCCTTTTGCTGACTTAATACAAATAACGCACTTAAAACTACAGCAAGTAATTGCAAGGGTTGTCCCTGACGGAGTATTTATTGATGCAGATGGATTAAATGAAGTTGACTTGGGTTCAGGTGCTGCTTATAATCCTGAAGATGCATTAAGACTTTATTTCCAAACAGGTAGTGTTATTGGAAGAAGTTACACTCAAGAGGGCGATTATAATAATGCAAGGATACCTATAACGCAATTGACTTCAAATTCAGGTCTAAGCAAAACCCAAATGTTAATATCTAATTACAACCATTACATGGACATGATTAGGTCTGTGACGGGATTGAATGAAGCAAGAGATGGAAGTACACCTGACCCTAATTCATTAGTAGGAGTTCAAAAATTAGCAGCATTAAATTCAAATACAGCAACAAGACATATACTTGAGGGAGGACTTTATATTTATAGAACATTAGCGGAGGCATTAACATATAGAGTTGCAGATATATTAGAGTATTCAGATTTTAAAGATGATTTTGCAAATAAAATTGGAAAATATAATGTGTCAATATTAAATGATATTTCCGATTTATATATTTATGACTTTGGAATTTTTATTGAAGTGTCTCCTGATGAAGAACAAAAAGCACAGCTTGAAGCAAACATACAAATGGCTTTATCTAAGGGAGATATAAATCTTGAAGATGCTATTGATATTCGAGAGTTGAGAAATCTCAAACTTGCAAATCAATTGTTGAAGATGAAGAGAACTCAGAAGCAAGATAGAGAGCAACAAAATCAAATGCAAATTCAAGCAATGCAGGCTCAACAACAATTGAAGTCTCAAGAATTAGCAATGCAAACTGCGATGCAAAAAATACAAATGGAGTCTGATGCTAAGTTAAAATTAAAACAAGCAGAGGTTCAATTTAATATTCAGCAATTAACAGCAGAAGCTGAACTTAAGAAAAGTTTAATGGCAGTAGAGTTTGACTACAATATGCAATTAGGTGGCTTACAGCAAAACAACTTGAAGACTAGAGAGAATGAAAGAGAAGATGCTAAAGCAAGAAGAATAAGCCAACAAAATACTGAACAATCAAAGTTGATAAATCAAAGAAAGAATAATTTGTCTCCTATAGACTTCCAAAACAGTGAAGATGATTTAGATGGATTCAATG